TCTCTGGCTCTTGAGCGTCTGGGCACGGCCGCGTGTGCCGGCCTGGGGGCGGCGGGACTCCGCTGCGGGTGGAGCGCCCGCCGCCGCTGCCGCCTCGGCCTTTTCCTGCTGGGCCTTCTGCAGGCCAAGTAGCCAAGGCGTCAGCAACTTGAACTTGAGGTTTTTGTAGCTCTCGGCCTTGGTGAGCAGCGGCAGCCATTTCATCTGGATGGCTTTGAGCGCCTTGTCATGCTCGCGACGCTCCTCCTTGCGACGTCTCTCCGTCTCGTTAAATAGTTGCGCGAGCCGGTCGGCAAGGTTCGCGATGCGGTCGGCTTCGTCCTGGTCCTTGATCGGCGGTCCCTCGATGCGCGCCAGAGCCTCGCGGGAGAGGTCTTCGATTCTGTCCTGGAGTTCCTCGTTCGACCAGAGGGTAAGGTCCTCCTCTTCTGGCGGCAGGTTATCTCCCATCGGCACCAGGTCATGCTCGTCCGGCCAAGTGCCATTGTTCTCGGCCACTTGGCGATAGGCTTCCTCCGTTACGGGATGATTGCCGACGCGCTGCCAGGCGTTCATGCCGGCTTCCGGCGACACGTTCTTGTCGCCGATGCGGCAGCACAAGACGGGCTCGATAGGGTTGCCGTCCTCGTCCTGGTCTGCCCACCAGTAGGCAACCGGCATGAAGATTTTGCGGGCGCCGTAGGCGGACTTGTACGGCAGACGGTAGAAACCGGCCTGGGGATCGTCCGGGTGCATCTGTACTGGCAAGCCTTCCAACTTGGATTGCCAGTAGGCCCATGGGTTGGGCGGCGGCCTCGGTTCGACGTATTCGGTCATCGCTTTTTCTTTCTTGGCTTGCGTCGCAGTCTCGTCCATTGCACCGCGCCCCCGATTCGGTTTGCTTCTCTGACCCAGTTGGCGTTGGCTTCGGTTCGTCCTTGGTAACAGCCCTCGCGATACACTTCGATTAGGACCTTCAACGGGTCGCCTTCGAGCATTTCTCGCCGTGCTTCGCGACTGATGATCAGACGATTTTCTTTCACGCGGACGTATGGCTGATGAGGGAGCAGGCTCATGGCTTCCTGCTCCCGTCCGCTGCTTAGCTGGCTGGTGTTGCTGCTGGCGGCTCGGCGGCCGGCGCTTCGATCCCGGTGGCCACCGGTTCCGTCTCCGCCGTGACCGCCTCGGTGATGCGCCGCACGCCCTCGAAGTATTGCGCCTCGGCGCGCTTGAGCGCGGCAAGATACTGGTCGGTGAGGCGCGACATCGCGGAGGCGTGGTCGCGGACCGCTTGTGTATGCTCCCGCATGAAGGTGCCGGGTTTCTTGGTAAGCGACGTGTTCATCAGATGAACCTCCTTGTTTGGGCGAAAGATTTGAGTTCGTCGCGGACGCGGTTGAGCCGTGTCATTGCGTCTTTGGACCCGCCGCGATCCGGGTGCAGACGTGTCGCCAATGCACGGTAGCCAAGATCGACTAGTTCCTCGGCAAGTTCGCGATGCAGCGTGATTTCGGCATCGCGGTTCTGCCGTTCTTGCACAAACGTGTCGCGCGCCACATCGTGCAGCACACGGCGGAAAGCTTGCTGTTGGCTAGATTGACGATGCTCGCGGCGGCGGTCGGTATCGCCACTTACCTGACTTAGGCTTCTGAAAGGTACTTCGGCCGGCCCGCGGCCGGAGTCATGTTCGCGAGCGTAGTGCATGTATCGGCGAGCTTGTCGCTCACTAAGGTCGAAGTTTTTCGTCAGCCACCGGCTCCAGTTGCCATAACCCACCAGTTCCTTGGCCTCGATGAGCATGTCGCCGGCGCGACGATAGTGCTCGCGTCCAGCACTGTCCCCTTGGTGTAACTCGCTCTGGATCAGTGGGATCAAGACCTTGAGCGGGCGCGCCACCCGCCTCGCTTCCCGCTCGCGCAGCACTGCCGTTGTCATCGTTTTTTCTCCGTTGTTGTGCCGTCCATGTGCCTGGTCTTGCTCTTGTCGAAGCCGCGGCTGCGAATCTTGCGCTTGGGCTTCGCGCTCCAGTCGATATCCTGATAGTTCTGGCTATACGTGTCAAGCGCGGTTTGCGGGTGAAGGACGCGGTCGTAGGCGCGGCGTGCGCCTTCCTCGAAACCGGCCTTGAGCGCATCGGCACGGATACGCCGGCCCTTGGCGATGATCTTGGCGTCGAGCTTGGTCTTCTCGCGGTGCTCCTGAATCAGCCGGGGCGTGAGATTCCAGAACTGGTCGCGATCAGGATGCCCCGTCTCGTGCAAGATGTTGTGGTCAAACTGGAATAGAGAGAGGAACTGGGCCTCGGTCATCTTCTTGGCGTCGTTGTACCATCGGCCTGGATGGAGGCCGAACCGTTCGCGCACCGCCATCGCGTCCAAGAGCGCTGCGGCGCATTTTGTCTTCCAGGAAATGTGGCGTCGTCCCTTGCCACGCATGGCGATATGCTATACAGAGTGTTGTCTATGGGTGTCAACGACAAAACTCGGGTGTCTTACCGGCTCGACCGCCAACTCGTCATGCGGCTCCGGCGTGCGACCGTCAAGAACAAGAAGCGCTGGCCGCCGGGGCCATCACAGACCCAGATTGCCAGTCGCGGCATCGAGATCGTGCTGGACGCGATGGAGAAAGAACACAAGTCGGCCGACGCATGATACCCAACAGCGGGAACCCGGGACGCGACCTGCTCAAGAACCGGGCCGACGATGCCTACGCCACGCCACCGCAAGCGGTGTGGGCGCTAGTGAAGGCCGAACCCCTCCCGACACATATCTGGGAACCGGCGGCCGGCGATGGCTCCATCGTCGGCGTGCTGCGCGAGGCCGGCCATGTCGTCAGGGCGACCGACATCGCCGAGGGCATCGACTTTCTCATGGAGTTGCACGCCCCTATCGGCTGCGACTGCATCGTGACAAATCCGCCGTTCAAGCTGGCCGATGAGTTCGTGCGTCACGCCATCCAGCTGGTGCCCAAGGTCTGCATGCTGTTGCGCTTTGCCTATCTCGAATCTCGCGGGCGCGCCGACATCCTCGACCGGCACCTTGCGCGCGTGCACTTGTTCGCGAACCGCCTGCCGATGATGCACCGCAAGGAGTGGAGGGGTCGGCGCGCGACCAGCATGATCGCGTTTGCGTGGTTCGTATGGCTGCGCGACTATGCCGGTCCGATCACGCTCAACCGCGTGACCTGGGAGGAGTAAGCGATGGAAGCCACGATGAAATTCGTCGAAGCCAACGAGAAGGTGGATCTCACCAGCTGGGGCATCACCGATATGATCGGCGCGGCATTTTGGCGCCAGGTATCCGAGACGATCCAGCAGCAGCTAATAGACACGCCGCCGCGTCTCGACTTGCCGTTTTATTGGCGCGAGAACGACGGGCGCAAAGGCCCGTGCCCGGCCGATCCACTGACCCTCTACCTCACGCTGCCGCTTGGCATCGATGAGGATGCCGAAGTCAACTTTCAGGTTTCGTTTGAGGCGGTCATCGACGACACGATTGATTCGCTCACTAATCTGGAGGGAAAGAGCGACAAAGACGGCACCGCCCATTTGCAACAGCTGGCACGGCGTTTGCGCGAGATGGCTGACAAACTCGATAGCGTGCCGACGATGGGGGAGTGAGCGGTGCCGTGGATTAGGCTGAGCCGCGAACATCTGGACTGCGCGGACTACGTGGGACAGAGACGGCAGGACGACAATGTTCGTATTGGCCGATTTCCCGCCAATGCGGCGCCGACCGAATACGCGACAGCGCTCGCCATGCACATCCAGGGGGCGAGGACCGAGTTAGCTGGCAAGCTCTACCTCGATCCAGTCCATTGGAACGCGCTGCTGCAATACATACACGGCAAGCCGGACTATACCGACTACGTTATCAACATCGACGCCAAGAGCCGTTGGCAGCGCCACCATAGTTTGATCGTGCAACTCGATGATCCGGACGACTGGTACTACCTGTTGATCTGCGGCGCGCTGCACCCGGACTATGAAATCGTCGGCTGGCTGAAGGGAAACGAAGCAAAGCGCGAGGAAAACAAGGCCGATCCGGTCGGCGGCCGGCCGGCTTATTTCTGCAAGGGGCCGTTCCACCATCCCGCCAAGCTTAAAGCCATGCTCAAGCCGGTCGCATACGAGCCGTTGCCGAAGCCGCCGGCGCGGGTTACGCCCATTCGCCGGCGCGCGCTCGTTCAGGCACCGGACTTGCAACAGTGGGTTGCGAAGTATGGCGGCTATCAGAACATTCCGTGGGAACAGTGGGACGCCGCGACGCGGCGCTACCAAACGGAGCGCCGCTTTTAGTGTTGCG